TCACCAGATGCGACGGACGCAACCTTTCTACACATAGCTGCAGGTGCCTTTTCCTTTCCACCATCCCATGTTCCTTCTGGTCCATAGATATTGTGATAGCGGGCAACCCTAACAGTAAGGCCATGATTGCGACTGTAAGCCAAGTACAATCTTTCGGAGAATAATTTTTCCCACCCATAATCGGAGTCTGGGTTCGCTGGGTATGCATCATCTTCTTTTAAGCCAGGGTTATCAGTTTCTTCTTGAATGTGTGATGGGTAAGCACAAGCAGAAGATGAATAGAATACTCTTGGAAGTCCTCTACCCATTTGTTGATTCTTAACTACAGCATCTAATAGATTAAGATTGACTGTAGCTGAGTTATGCATAATATGTGCATCATTATCACCAGTAAAAATATATCCTGCACCGCCCATGTCAGCAGCAAACTGATAGATCTCATCAAAGGATTCTATCAATCTATAAGGAACTTGATGGAAAAAATTACCTTGTGTACCTTTAAATTCTACAACTCTATTCACAAAACTTTTATCCCTTAAATCACCAATAACAAATTCATCGGCATGATGACGATCAAATTCTGGATGTTTTAAATCTACTCCTCGTACCCAATACCCTTCAGATTTAAGTCGTTTCACCATGTGGGAACCAATAAATCCACCAGCCCCAAGAACTAATGCTTTTTTCATGTGATATAAATCAGTTGTCAAGATATTTATTATAACAGAAAAGGGGTGGAATTACCACCCCTTATTATATATCAGCTACAACCCCCTCCTTCTCTAAATCTTCTTTGATTAAATCAACAACTAATTCATATGTATCATATGGATCCTCATAAAATTCTACATCTTGATCTCTATAAAATTTTAAAATCTTCTTATAGAGTTTGGGATTTTTAAAGTCTAAAGCAACAGTACCATCTACGGTCTGTGTGAGAACATCGACATTTTTCTTAAACTTAGAAATCAGTGACATTTTCTTTTTTAATTAATAGGTAAATTTTAAACGATTAACAACCATCGTCATGATCATTATAAAACGACCAATCATAATCTGTCAATGGTTCTGAGTCATTTTCTTTATCCTCCTTTACATTTTCAACTTCATTGGCCTCTTTTTCAATCATCTGACTAAATGGCATCCACGTTATTTAGATAAAGTTAACTCCACCATTCTTATAAACATCCCTTTCGTATCATAAAATAACTGATAATTCTCAGTAGTTACATAATGTCCTGTAATATCATTCCCATCACAATGCCAACCATATGCCCTAACCCGTTCTTCAGCACCATCTATTCTCATCCTCTTACTACCATCTAGATATGAATGATATCGTTCGTCTAGGTTAATCATGGTTTTTGATTGAATGTGAGGGTACTCTAACATAATAGTTGTATTTTATCTATAAACTTTATGTTGTCTTTAGAGTTGATTTACCTTTCTTCAAAATCCAATTTACGAACTTTACGTTTACTTCTCTTCTTTCTCCACTCAAAATCAGCCTCACTAAAATAACTTTTAGGATCTCTATCATCAACACGCATCCTAACTATTACAGTTTGTGATAAATCAACCGCTGTGATTTTATCCCCAACAATTGATGTCATGTTAGAACAACCACAGCATTGCGATCTACCATCGTTACTATTCAGTTCTTTACCACAACTCTTACACCGTACTACAAACATTGGCCCAGTCCTCTTCAAATAATTGCATTCCTTTTTCGGTTAGAATATGATTGTACATCTTATCAAAGATTGTTGGTGGAATCGTACATATATGGGCACCATATTCAAATGCCCTACCAACCTGTCTTACACCTCTAATAGATGCAGCAAGTATTTCTGTTTCAAATACATTCTGTTTAGTAAAGATACTTGCAATCTCTTTTACTAAACACAACCCACCAAATGAATTGTCATCTACTCTACCTACGAATGGTGAAACATACTTGGCACCTGCCTTTGCTGCAAGTATTGCCTGTGATGCTGAGAATATAAGAGTTACATTTACTCTAATCAATTCTCTTGATAACTCTCTACATGCAAACAATCCATCTGGAGTACAAGGTACTTTAATAGTTGCACACTTACCAAATATTTTAGCAAGTCTTCTACCTTCTACAACCATCTCAGGGCCATCTCCCATAACCTCCATACTAATATCATCATAACCTATATCTCTTAACTCAAGATAAACATCCTCTGGTTTCCTACCACTCTTCATAATCAAAGTTGGATTGGTAGTTACACCATCAATTAAACCAGTTAAGTATCCATCATGAAGTAACTTAGTATCAGCGGTGTCTAGAAAAAGCTTCATAGTCTTGAATGAATCATCCATAATTCTCATCTTATATATCAATGGGGGTAATAATCTTTCTTCATATACCGTCCAAGTATGTTGGAATTATAATATGCAGGTTCTCCATTGTCAAGAGATTCCTGTAAAACATTATTTAAAAACAACTGCTTGGTCTCTTCGTAGTTTACATCTCCGAGTCTGGTATGGAGGGATAAGATCTCTCGTTTGAACGCTGCATTTCCAAGAAGCTTTCTATCTGCACTAAGCTCTGCAGAGCTTCCATAGTATCTTTTCCAGTCACTCTCAGACGTAACCCGTCTCTTACCACCTCTAGGTTTACGTTTTTGTTGGAAATATTTTCTACCGATGTATTGTTTGCCAGATTGAAGATTAGTAATCCTGTAGACGAAACCGAAGAAATCGTTAATGTCGTCAGAAGTAAAAGTTGAACCTTTATAGGTCCAGGCGTTTTCATAATCTCCTTCAAGATTCGATTCCATTTCATAGTCTTTCTATCACTCGTCTTATTTAGTCATTTCCAATTAACCTTTTGGATAACGACCCTGTGATGGATCTTTCGCACGTTCTGCTGCATTTTCTGCATCAACTTTTGCTTGATGAGCACGAACCTTTGCCTTTTCTGCAGCACTCTGTGGTTTTCTAGGGTTATCCTTACTCACATACCCACTCTTTCCAACCTCTTTTTCAATTTTCTTTTTTACAAAATCGAATGCCGCATCTTCAGTAAATTGTTTATAACTTTTCATTTTTTTATTTTTATTTATGATTCAGTAATTATAGTACTATTCTTCCAGAAGCCTGGTTGAAAAGTATTACCATTTTTTGTATATGTATATGACTGATCTTGTTCAGCTAATGCCTTTGATGCATATACTTTCCTCTTGGCATAATCATCTGTCCAATGATTATCTCCAGAATAATACATATCAGAACCAACATTCCAATGTGTTACAAGACTTGTTTTCTTAATGTGATAAGGCATTCTATCCTCCAACTAATTTATCATAGTCATCAATATTATCCATAACTGCCTTCTTCATATCTTCAAAATCCCACTCTATCTTAGAGTTTGAATCCTGAGAAGGTGTCTTTTTTGACATCTTGTTTGATTCCTCCGACGACATAGGACTCTACCTCCGTCTCTTGTGGTGCGACTTGAAGACCCTTAGAGGATATCCAATGTTCTGTCCAAGGTAATGGATTGTTTCTTGCAGGAATATCATACTGTGGTTTAAGACCAATTGACTTCATTCTCTTATTGGCAATCCATTCAACATACTGATGTAATAATTTATCATTTAGACCAATCATAGATCCATCCTTAAACAAATACTCAGCCCACATTTTCTCTTCATTCACACAACGATCAAACATTTCATATGTCCACTGTTCCTCTTCCTTAACTATTTCAACCATGTCAGGATCATCACCCTTTCTCCAATTGTTTATAATATTCTGAGTCAAAGCCAAATGCTGATTCTCATCTCTTGCAATAAGAGATATGATCTTTGCACTTCCCTCCATAAGTTTGAGTTCACCGAAAGCAAAAGAACAAGCAAAACTAACATAGAATCTAATACCTTCAAGGATGTTAACATTGGCAACTGCTCTGTATAAGTGTCTTTTTAAATCTTTAATTGTCCATTCTGAATTAGGATGATCCCTCATATCAGGTTTCCAAGCATTACTCTGCCCATATTCCTGTGCATAATTTATAAAACTATCATAAGATTCTGTTACACTAGCAGCACGTTCTAGAATACGATCATCATTTAAAATTTTATCAAATACGTCAGAAGGATCTGCATACACATTCTTAATCACATAAGTATATGATCTACTATGAATCATCTCCATAAAAGACCACACTTCCATACAGGCCTCTAACTCTGGAAGAGAACAGTATGGAAGAAAAGCCATGCCTGGAGCACGACCTTGTACAGAATCTAACATGATCTGATATTTCAAGTTAGATGTATAGATATGTTTTTGTTCTGGACGTAATGATTGATAATCACCACGATCTTTCTGTAGAGATACCTCTTCAGGTCTCCAGAAATATCCTAGTTGTTGTTTTGTTAGATTTTCAAACTGTGGATATTTGAAATTATCATACCGTTGAACTCCAAGTGGAGCACCAAAGAACATTGGTTGTTTCTTGGTATCTATGTCTTTAGTGTTAAAGACGGTCATTCCTTTCACTTCATTCATTGGTTTAGATATTTTAAATTGCACAACTGTCACAGGTTTCCTCCTCTTCTTTTTCAACTATACTGTTGATAAGATCATCTACATTAGGAACTTCAACAACATCATCTGTCTTTTGATCATGTGTATTCTGATAATAAGAAGTTTTCCAACCCAACTTATAAGTTGTCAATAAGTCATTAGCCATAACTGAAACAGGAACTTCATTATCAGGATAATTCTCTGGATTATAACTCCAGTTACCACTGATTGCTTGATCAAAGAACTTCTGCATTACTGCAACGATATTAATATACCCTTCATTGGATGGCATATCCCATAAGAGAGTATAATTATTCTTCAATGTAGAATACTGTGGAACAATCTGTTTAAGAGGCCCTTTCTTTGACTTCTTAATGGACAAATAATCTCTGGGTGGTTCAATTCCGTTTGTTTCATTTGACACAACGGAACTGCTCTCCGAAGGCATCTGTGCTGACAGTGTTGAGTGCCTAAGACCGTGTTCCAAGATAGACTTTCTAAGAGACTCCCAATCATGTTTAAGATTGTTAGGTACTAATTCATCTACGTCTTTCTTATATGTATCTATAGGTAAGATTCCATCAGCATACTTAGTCCTACCAAAATCATCACACCAATGTTTTTCCTTTGCAATTTGATTAGATGATTTAATTAGATAGTATTGGAATGATTCAGTTAACTCATGAACCATCTTCCATGCTTCTGGATCTTCATACTTAACACCATTCTTAGCAAGATAATGTGCAAGACCAATATATCCTACACCCAATGATCTACGTGATTTAGTAGCTCTTTCTGCAGCAACAACTGGATAGTGTTGATAATCAATCAACTCTTCTAATCCACGTACAGCAAGATCACATAGTTCTTCCAATTCATTAGTATCCCTTAGTTTACCAACATTAATTGCAGAAAGAATACAAAGAGCAATCTCTCCTGTATGGTCATCAATATGTTGAAGAGGATATGTTGGAAGAGTAATCTCTTGACAAAGATTACTCATATGAACTTGGTCTTTAAATGAAGAATGACTATTACAATGATCAATATTCATTATGTAAATACGACCAGTCTCTGCCCTCTCCTTTAAGAGATCAAGTATTAGTTCTTGAGCTCCAATTGTAGTCCGTGGTATAGATTCATCATTCTCATACTGTACATATAACTCATCAAAGGCATCTGTACCAAAACTATCATAAAGTCCTGGCACATCATGAGGAGAAAAAAGTGTTATATTTTCATCTTTAATAAAACGTTCATAGAATAACTTACTTAACTGGATGCTGTAGTCGAGTTTTCTG